TGTATTAAAATTTGAAAACTTAAATTAAATTTGTGTCTGTAAATCTGAAATAAGTAGAATCACTAATTGTAAAAATACTATACTTTTGTGACTTCATTGACATAGTCTTCCAAGTTTCGTGTTGGTTTGTATCCGATTAATTTTTCTGCTACCGAAATATCACAAAGTGTTTCTTTTGCTTCACCTGGTCTTGCGTCTATGTATTGGATATTCCAACTAAACATATCTGATAATTCGTTGATTGAATAGTTGTTTCCTCTACCTAATTCTATTTCATCATAACAAGTTTCGTTTTCAGATGTTAAAATTAATCCGTCCACAATATCATCTATGTGAGTAAAATCTCTTCTTTGAAAACCATCTCCTGTGATTGTTAGTGGTTCTTGGTTTTGGTATTGCCTTTCAAATATTCCGACTACCGTACAATACTCACCCTCTGTTAATTGATGTGGTCCATAAACATTATAAAATCTACAAATTGATACATTGACTCCAAAATGTTTTTTATACAACAAACACATATCGTCTGCTACACTTTTTGAAAAGGTGTATGGATTTTTCATCATACCACTATGAACTGATGATGAACCTGCAAATATCATTCTTGGTTTGTTTTCCAATTCTTTTACCCACTCCAAGATATTCATCGTTCCTAAGATTCCAACTTCTAATGTACTTGCTGGTTTTTTAAATGAAGGTTGTATTCTTGCTAATGCACCTAAATGATAAATTACATCTGGTTTCTCCATAAAATAACCAAAATCTACAACATCTCTAATATCACAATCATAATAAGTACAACCCTCTTGTTCGTTTTCTTTTTTACCCGTTGAGTAATTATCCAACGATACAACATTGTGTCCGTCTTTTAATAATCGTTTAATTAGATTTGTTCCTACAAATCCTGCTCCGCCTGTTACTAATATATTCATAATATTGAATCGTATAATCTGTTTTGATATTCTTGTTTTTGAATTTCTTTTTCGTGTTTTAAAGTTAATTCTTCGTGTGGTGGTAAATGTGAATAAGTCTTTGCTCCGTCTATCACCTCGTGAACTGGTTTAATCCATTTAATATCATCGGTGTTTCTAAATATTCTTGCTTGATAATCTGGAAAGTTTATCCACCCTTGTTCAGTTTGTCTCCATTTCCAAAGATTTAAATGGAAATCTGTGATGCCATTAACGATATTAACTCTTGGAACCCATATTAAATCTGTATCATTGATTTCTAATATTTGTGGTAATTGTTTGATTAGGATTTCATTTGGTATTTCATCTGCGTCAATACTGAATATAAAATCTCCTGAACATTGTTCTTTAGCAAAATTCTTTAACTTAGAGAAATCTTTATTGAAATGAAATGTATTTACTTTTAGTTGTCTTGGTTGAAAGTAAGTTCCATATTCATATTTTTCCAACACCTTTTCAAGAGCATAAAACTCATCTTGTATTATACTTTTGTCACCGACCTTTGATATATCTCGTGTAACCACCACTTCATCTTCTTCTCTTATGTGTTTAGATAGATGAAATAGTAAATTATCTAATTCTTTGTATTCATTATAACAAGTTATACTATAACTAATTTTCATCGTAAATCCTCAATCTTTTTAATTGTTTCATTAATTCTTTTTTTCAATGCTAAGTTATCTTTTGCTTTCTTAGGAAACTTTTGATAACTATCTAATAAAAATACTCTTCTTTTTCTACACTCTCTTAAAAAGTAAGTTCTAAAGATATCATTTTTCTTTAAAAATCTTTCCAGTAATTTGTAAATGTCTTCTGCAGTATTTTTGTCTGCCCTATCTGGATTATCTCCGACCTCTACAACTCCCTCGTCTAATGTTAATCCACCATAACGAGAAATCAACTTGTTAAAATTTCTAATATCGATTGGTGGCCTTAACAATGTGTCTAATTGTAATCCCACTACAAACTCTACGATTCTACCAGTTGATTTTTTTCTATAACGATACTTAGGGTCAATAACCAATATTGTTCTTTGTTCACCTCTTGATGTTCCTTGTGATTTATAAGCAAACCTAACTATTTGTCCTGGTTGTATTTGTTGCCAAGTGGTGTTTCTCATAAGTCTTTAATGATTCCCATTTCTTTACAAGCATCTAAAAACTCATATTGTCCATAAGTTTTTGTATTCTCTAAATCTAATGTGAACTCGTGCCCTTCATATTGTGGGTCTTTTTGTTCTTCTGGTGTTAACTTACGAACTTCTGCTAACTTCCAGTTCCAGTTATTTTTTTTCCCGTCTGGATATATCACTCCTAATTTACCCATATTCAATGTTGTTGGAATCCAACTAAGTTTTCTATCGTAATCAAAAAACACTACATCACGAACCAGTTGTGTTGATTTACTTAATAAATTATCAAACACTTCTGAATCTTTGGTGTATGAAGTATTACTGGTAAATCCACAATTAAAACACATATATGATTTGAAGTTTTCAACTTGATTGATGTCTTCTTCAAAACAATGTTTATCATTTAAGCAATTAGGACAAGTTATTTTTCTTTCTGCCATTTTATACCTTTTTTAGTTTTGGAAGTTTTACATCACTTTTCTTAACCAATTTAGGTAACTTTAATGCTACTTCCTGTGGAACACCTTCTAACATTTTATCAACAATAGATATTAATTTCTCTTTCATTTTTTCGTGTGAAAAGTTTTCTCTATTGACTATCATTTGTTTTTTACCACGAATTTCATACTTTTTGTAGTTTTGGTAAACCTCTTTCAATATTTGAAGTGCTGTTCCGTATTCTACCGTTGACCAGTATGCTTCTTGGTTTTGATATTCTTTTGGAAATGCACTATTTGGAACTTTAGTCATTGTGTGTGGTAGTTCAATTGTGTATTCTTTATCCAAGAAGTCTGCTTGACCTGTTGAGATTGGTGCTATCAATGGTTTACCACTAAATGTTGCTTCTAACATTGGTCTACCGAATCCCTCTCCGTGTGTAAAGGTTAAATGTGCTTTCACTTTTGGGTGATTGTACATTTGATTCATTTCCTCGTCTTTTAAATCTCCGTGCAATAAATAGATTTTAGGTAAGGTTTCTGCTTTCACTTCCTTTTTAATCATATCTATTTTTTTCTTCATTTCATTTCTATCCATAACTGAGAAACTTGCACTACTGGTTTTCATAATTAGTGCAGGTGGGTTTTTGGTATTTTTAAATGCTTCTAAAAATACTTTCAACATCATACCGATGTCTTTTCTATCTTCACCCATATTTCCTTGTAACCAATGTCCTACGAATAGAAAACAAAAGTCTTCTTTGATTTTATCAAATTCATTTTTTAAATCTATTGTTGCTTCGTTAGTAACTTTATATATTTCTGGGTCTGCTCCTTCAAACAATACTTCTGTTGGTTTTTCCATTTTTAGTGTTCCAACTTTTTGTCTCGTTTGTTTGTCAATTCTATCAAATGAAGCGTTTTCAAATGATTCTTTACTAAACTCAGATGTAAAGATAGTCATATCCATACGATTTACACCCTCCACCCAGTCTGCTGGTGGAAGTGTATGTTCAATACCTGCTGTGATTCCGATATTCTTTTTACCTAATGGTTGAAATTCATTTGGAATTACAATGTGTAAATGTAAGTCTGGTTGTCTATCCATTCTTGGTTCTGGTAGTAATCTTTTGTATATTTCTAAATGATGTGGGTTTTTGTCTTCCAAAGCATTCATCGGTGTTGCTCCCCAACGAACTGGATTAATCTTAACATCATATTTATCTGATTCGATTAATGCTCTACAAATATCTCTTGAGTGGTTTCCATATCCACTACGAGTTCCTACTGGTGCCGTTACTAATACTAATGGTTTGTTCATACTTCAAATACCTCATATCTTTTTCTTGGTGTCCACTTTTCAAATGCAGTTTCCATATGGTCTATAAATAATTGACACATATGTCTTGCTGACATCATTGCTTCATCACTACAAACAAACTCGTGTCCTTTGAATCCACACTCTTTTCTTTCTTCTGGTGTCATATTGTAGAAATGTTCAATACAATATGATGCGTCAACCCAATCACATCTATCATCAAAAATATATGGTGTTGGTGGTGAACCTTGTAATGAACGAACTTTTGGCCAAACTGGTTTTACCCACTCTCCGTGAGTTAGTGATTTATTGTTCTCCCACTTTCTCCAATCGTGTAGTGATTCAATGTCTGCGTAATCTTTGTAAGTTAATAATTCATCACTCAATCTAAATCCACATTGGTCTTGTAAACCACCCGTAACATTAACCACGATTGGTGTTCCTGACATTAATGATTCACAAGTTCCTAAACCGAATCCCTCGTTGGATGCCAAGTTAATCGTTACATCACAAATGTTATACAAATAATTTAGATGTTTGTTTTCTAACTTTTGTGTTGAAAATATAATGTTCAAGTCTGGACACATTTCTTCAACAACTGCCGGTAAGTCTGTTCCGTTTCCGTCAACTGGTTGTGTATGTAGAACGAATGCTGTTTTATTTCTTTTTTCTTTTGGTAGTCTGTATGCAAACTCTCTAAATGCCATAATAGTATCTGATGTCATCTTTCTTCTGATGTTTCTGTTTACATACAACATTGAAAACTCAATGTCTTTTCCTTGAAATAGTTCGTTTTTCATTTTGTTCATTTCCAATCTTTCTTTTTCATCTTTGACTGGATAGAACTGAGTTTCATTGATTCCGTGTGGTATATAAGTTGAGTCCCAATCTGTTCTTGGTTTATCTTGACAAACATTTTGCACGATGTTGTGTGTTTGTTTCGAGATGTTCATAATTAAATCACAACTTTCATAATATGGTTGATTCCACATTGGATATGGTAAGTCGTCCCAGATGTTGTAATAAAAAATCGGTATGTGTTGTCTGATTTCGTGTTCCATTTGATACAACCAAATCCAAAATCTTGGGTCGGTGTAAATCATAATAGCGTCTGGTTTTTCAATCTGCATTAGTTGTCTTAAAATATCTGGACTTCCGTATCCATCTACTGGATATATTTTTAGACTTGCGTCCTCGATACCAGTTTCCTTTCTAACATTATCATTCATATCGATAACTTTACCTTGGTCTGGGTGTTTGATTGCTCCACCGACTTGAACCCAATCATATTTATCAAGAGTTCCCAATACAATCTCTCTTGACATTGTACCGACACCACTTGACATTCTTAAGTCGTCTGAAAATAATAGTATTTTCTTTTTGTTTGACTGAATATGTTCTTTGATTTTTAATTTTGGTAGTTTTGTTTTGTCCATATAACCCTTTTTAACTTTTAATATTTTGAACCACTCTCTTCTAAGTTGTCATACTCTAAAATAGTATTGGCAAAATCTTCGTCGTGGACGAATAAATCAATACTACGATTGACTAACTTTTGTAATGAAAAGTCATCACGAATAGACTTTTCTCTAAACTTTCTATATAACTCGTCAATGACTTTTACTGATGTTAATTTTTCTTCTTTCATAATTCCTCTAATATATACATATATATATTAATAAATAGTCTGTTAATCTAAAATCACATACTTTTTTTCAATTTTTTCACAATATTCTAATGCCGACCTTGTTCCGTTGGTAATGACTCCGTCTTTCACAAATGCCACCACTTTATCTGAATATTTAACCAAGTCTTTGTTTCGTTTGTGATAATAACCAACATTATATGGTTTTCCATAATTGTAAGCTTCCATTACACAATACATATTGTGTGTTTGGTGTTGTGGTGGAAACTCACTATAAGGTATTTTAAATTCTAAGGCGAACTTCTTTGCATATTTATCTGCTCCGTCTTTGGCACCACCACCTACGATTTCTACATCTGGGTGTTCCATTTTTAATCGAAACATAAAGTTCTTGATTTTGGTTTTATTAGTATAGGTTCGACTTCCGATAATTGCTATCTTCATTAGTCGTTTCGTTTCTGTTTCCTAATTGGTTCTGGATTGATTTCGTCTTTATTAACGAACTCATAAGTTTTTTTGAAATGTTTTAACCCATTTATAATATCTCTTGGATTTGAATATTCGTACGCAAATCTATAATATTGTAGTTGTTTAGAACCCTTTGGTCTAATATCATAAGTGATGAAATGATTTTGGTCATCAGTTAGTTCTGGAATAATGATAATTTTAGTATTAAATTGACTTTCATTTTTCCAATACTTAATAAATGGTTCAAGGGTTTTTAAATCCACCGCTTCAGTTTCTCTATCGTACCAAAGGTATAATGGAAATGGAACACCATTTAGATAATCAGTTTGCTTTAATTTCATTAACTCTTGAAACACTTCTTGTTCAAAATCTGTTGCTAAGAAATCCGTTACTTTTAATCTTAAACTTGGTTCTGTCATTATAAGTCCTTACACATTCTGCACTTTAAGTGCTTTTCACACTTTTCATATTCGTTTGCTATGATTTTACCTTTGTCATCATAACACTCATCTATGAACTCTTGTAATCTTGTCATAACTTTATTGATACTTGGTTTACCACTTGCTGGTGAAAAGGATTGTAATCGTTTTTGTGGATACATCATATTTTCGTACAATCTTCTCTTTAATATTAAATATTCAACATCTATTTTATCTTCTGATATTTCTAATTGTTTTGCCATAAAATGTTTATACAATAACAACTGATTGGTTTTGTTCTTGTCGGCTTTCATATACTTGTTCCAACCCATTGTAGATGATTTGATATCAATTACTTTCATACGACCAGTTTTCTTGTCGTGTAGAACAACATCCATAAACCCAACAAACTTCATTTCTTTTGGAAGTTCATAGTTTAGGTTCATTTCGATACCAACTAACTCAGTATCTTTCTTTTTGAAATAACTACCTTTTCTTTTCAAGAACTCATCAATGATTGCAAATCCATCATTAGTGAACTCAACCATTTCTTCTTGTGTAACTTCAAACTCATCTCCATATTGTTCTTTGGATTCTTTGAATAACTCTTTCATACGATAAATCAGAATATCGTGTAATGGAAGTTCATCTGCTTCTTTGATTGTTCGTTCATAATAACATACTAAATATGCTTGAATAGTTTCGTGAATAGCACTACCGAACAAGGTATAAATATTACCTTTGAAAGTTTCTGCTTTATCCACATAATTTGCTTTCCAAGTGTAAGGACATTTGTCCCACATTGAGAACTGACTATAACTTATTTTGCCCATTTACCCCTCGCTACTACTTGTGCCATAACTCCATAATTGGATACATCTGAAAAACTATCAGTTACGGGTTCTCCCTCAACTGAGTTTGTTCCATTTCTCAATAATAATGTTTTCATTCTTTCTATCTTGTCGTTCATTCTGAACCAAATACCCAACAACGATAATTTAATATCTTCTGGTGTTTTTAGAATAGTTCCTACTGCAATATTTTGTGGACCATAATCATATTGCTTTCTACAAAACAATTCATATTGGTCTCTTTGTATTGCTAAGAACTCACTTGTCATTTCAGGATAAGTTCTTTCCATATAACTTACGACATCTTGTGTGTCTACCATTTCTTGCTCTTCTTTGGTCAAGGTTGCTTTTGGTATTTCTGTTGGGTCGTATTCTTGACCGACATCATCAATAACTTTTGTTGGTGCGTCTTTAATCATTATTTACTCCATATTTTTTTTAGTTGTTTTTCATCTACACCATACTTTGATATAATTGAATATATAACATCTTTACCCATAATGTCAAGTGTTTTTTCTATATTTGTGGAACTTTCTTCGAAGTAATCACATAATATATCCATAGCCCACCCCTCAATCTTGGATTTTGACTTAGATTTAGTATATTTTAAAAAGGTTCTACCCTTTGGTATCACATCTGTATAGAATTGATAAACTGATTTAGGTTCTAATTCCCAGTATTGTTGTATTTCGTTCACTACTTCAATCCACTCAGGCTTCATAGAAAGAAATCTATGAACCATATAATTTGACCAAGTTTTTTTATCGGCATCGGAAATCTCTTCCCAATAATTTGGGTTCTGTGAATTTGTAATTTCTTTTATATGGTCGAATAAGCTTTTTGATTTCATTTGAATAACCTTTTAGATATAAATAAATAGTAAGTTGTTTTTTTAAAATGTAAATTATTTAAAATAATTACCTTTTATAAAAGTGGCGATAACAAATCTATCATCACCAGAAAACTTTTTTATTTTATGTGCTGCAAATGATGGAAACATTACGAGTCTGCCTGGTTTTGGTTCAATTGGTGTATTCCATACTTGTAATTCTCCACCCTCAAAGTCATTATTTAAAAATAGTATAGTGGTAATTTTGGTAGTAGTGTCAAATACATCTAACTTTTTCTCCAATCCCTCATCATCACTATAATTATTTTTTCCGTCTTTTGAAAAAGAAAGTAAGTTATCTTCTGGTGATAAATCAGAATGAAAGTCTTCAAAGTCTTCATCAGATATTTTTGCAAAATCTACTTCAGAATAGTGTTTTCCAAAACAACCACCAACACCACCGATATCAAATTTAAAACACATTGTATTTGCCAACTTAACAACATTAAATATTTTATTTGATATTGGGTCATCATTGAAAGATATAAACCTTCCATTATGTTTAATAAAGTCTTCATCTTTAATTACTTCTTCATTATTTTTTATCTTTTCAATATATTCTTCACACTCAGATTGACTTAAAAAGTTGTCTTTTGACATTACCCATTTAAAATCTTTATTATTTTTATACAAAACAATCTCCATTTATCCAAGTTATTAATGAATATCTTTTACCTGATATAATTGGTGTAACTCTATGTGATAGAAATGATGGAAAAATAATTATACTACCTCGTGTTCTTGGAGCGGTATAATTTTTTTCACCTGTATCATCTGTTATACCAAATTCTAAATCTCCACCCTCGTATTTTGTTTCGTCTGATAATTGAACAATAGCAGTTAGCTTTCTTGTAGAAGTTTCATTTGAACCCATATCAGTATGCCATTTATATTTACCACCATTTTCATATTTTAATATTCTTACTTTCTCTAACTCTTTTATATTATACTTCCATATAGATTGGTTAGACAATTCAAATATCATTTTTAGCTTGTTGTTTAGTTTTTCATCATTGATGACAACCTCTTTATTATCACGAACTTTTTTATTTACAAGGTCATCATCATAATTACCTGCTAATTCAGAATCAGTTACTTCACCTGTTTCTAAATATCTCATTAACTTTTGACATTGACTTAGTGATAAAAAGTTTTCTCTATGAACTACGAATTTGAAGTTATCATTTTGTTTCATTACTTTCTCATTTTATGTAATATTTCCATATACTTTTCTTTTGTGTCGTTTTCACCAACACGCCATTCTGGAATAAAATATTCATCTTTATATTCTTTTAAAAAATAGTCTACATATTCGGGTATTTTAATATTCATTTTGTGATATTTTACTGAACTATTTTGTAATAAACTTTTGGAATATATACTATCTTCGTCTAAATATGTATTAAACCAACTCACGATAGTGGTTTCTTTAAATACTGATAACAACCTTAGTGGTAAAAACATTCTGTTTATATCATTATAGGTATCAAAAAATACACCATCAAACTTTTCATCTGGCAAATTATCATACCAATCTCCAAAGATTATTTTTACATTTGGTTTATCTTCTGCCCATTTACAAAGTCTTTTGTGAACATCTTTATCTTTTTCTATAATAGTGTGTGATTTAATATCTTGTTGTTGAATATGTCCTGCACTAATTCCCATACCAAAACCTAACTCTAAAATATCACCACCATTTTGACAAACGACTTCGGCATGTTTTTTCATCATTTTGTCTTCCCAATCGTGCATAACAATATCTTTTCCGTCCATTATACTATTTTTATTGAACTCAAACTTTTCTTGTTTTTGAAAATCATACATTATTTAAATGGTTCTCCTATATATGTTTCTCTCATAATATATCGTTCTCCACTAATTAATTCTGATACCATATGGTTGGAAAATGATGGAAACATAAATAACCAACCTTTTTTATATGGTGCTTTAAAAAACTCTTCTTTTTCATCTTGAAAAGCAAAATGTAAATCTCCACCCTCAAAATCTGTTTCTGGATTTGATAATTGTATTAGACAAGTTATTTTATTTAATGATAAATGTCCTTTATCCGTCCCAGAATGCCAACCAAACTGATTTCCAATATTATATTTCAAAACTCTAAAATCACCTGAGAACCTTTCAATATCAAAGTTCCATATTCTATTATTAGTTATATTCACAATAGTATCTAATTTTTTTAAAATCCAATCGTAATTCCCTTTAATTTTTTCATTATGACTTTGTTTCAAAAATAGTTCATCACATTGTCTATATTCTGATTCAGTTTCTTCTTGAGTATTTGGATTTATAACTTGTGCTCTTGACCAACCATTTTCTGATTTTAATTCCAACAATAAGTCATCACATTGTTCCTCACTTAAAAATGGTATATGAACATACCACTCAAAATTGTCATTTTGTGTCATCTAAAATGGTCTCCTACAAATATTTCTTGAATTACATATCGTTTACCTTTACTGATTGGAACCACATTATGACACAAGAAAGCAGGAAAGAAAGTAATTGAACCTTTTAGTTTGTTCATTGAATACCACTCTTTTGTGTCTTTGTCTTGGATACCAAATTGAACATCTCCACCCTCGTATTCATTTGGGTCTGTTAATTGAACAATTCCAACTAATTTTCTATTAGAACAACTACCTGCATTGAAGTCTGTATGCCAACCATAAAATCCACCCTCTCTATACTCGATAAGTTTTAGTTCATCATCACAACCCTCAATATCAAATTGGAATATTTTATCGTTTACGATATTAGCCATTTGAAACATTTTGTCTTGTAGCCATTTCCAATCTTTGTTTACTTTGTCTGGTCTAAACTCATTGTCCGGCTGGTCAAATAAATACCACTCGTTAGTTTTTCTAATTTCTGGTATGATTGCAGTTCCACCTTTTTCATCTCCAACACAACCAATCACATCTTGTTCTGATTCTATTATGTCTTTGATTAATTCATCACACTTTTCTGGTGATAAAAAGTTTGGAATTTGTATTGAATATTTAAAACCGTCATTGTATTTCATATTACCTCTTTGGTATGTTGTGAACTAAAATATCACTTTGGAAGTAGGTATCGATATCCTCAACATCTAATGAGTAAAATGTTGTTTCTCCTGATTCTTCTGTCAATGATGTAACTTCTAATTCTGTTCCGTCTCCTTGTAGTAAATAATCTCCTACCAAAATATCACTTACTCTTTTCCAACTCCAAGTAGTTCCAGACTTAACAAAATAATCTGAATCGGAACTTACTGAGTTGGCCTTTGATAATTTCTTTGTTCCGTTTAATAAATAATAATCTGAAATTTCATCTGATGATACTCCAACTACAATTGAACCACTAAATGAACCTGTTAAGTTTGTAGTGGTGTAATCCATATAATCTATATCACTTAAACTCATATTATCTGGCCAATAAGATTTAACAATATCTCCAACTTCTACATCTTGAACTTGTTTTGTTGACCCGTCAAACATACTGATTAAACTTCCGCTTGCAGTTGTTCTACCATATGATTTAATTGTATATCCATCATTTCCATCTGTTTTGTATGATAATAATGGAACTACATAATTTTTTAGTTCTATCTGTTTTGTTGGTGTAGATAAGTAAATGAATCTACCTGTTTCTAAATTTTGAGAACTTCCACTCATAACTATGAAGTTTTCAACTATATGTCCGTCAGAACTTGCTGATGCGATAGCATCAGTTATTCTTGAATTAGAACCATTCCAATCATACATTTTATAGTTGTTAATAAATCCACCGTCTACATTTGGATTTTTCACAATAAAGTCTGGATTATTGGTGTTTGTTGTCGGTGATGATGAATCAAATAATGGTATTAAGCTTCCACTTTCTGGTGATGAATTTAATATTTCTCTAAAAATATTTTTATTAAACGAACCACTAACAATATTCAATAATGAATCATCACTATACCAAGGTGTTTGAACGAATAAATGAAAACTACCTGTATAGTCATCACTACCTCTTTGTGAAAAATAAGTGTGTGTTGGATTGTTATTATACTCGAAGTTAGTCGTAATATTATGTCTTGCAAAACTTGAACTAATTAAAGTTTGTTGATAAGTAGTAGGATTTTGTTTACTATTTTCATTAATACCATAAACATAACAAGTATCACAAGATTGTTCATTTGCATAATCTGATATTAAATTGTAAATAGAAGTTTGGTCGGATATTGAACCATTAATACTTATATTTGTATTTGGTTCAATAAAGTAAATGTTGTTAGAACCTGTTTCCACTATATAGTCCATATTACCAATAATACCAATATTAGTGTTTGAAGGCCAACCACCTGCACTTCCTGTGACGTAATTTAAATAATTTTCTGTTTTTGTTTTTACTGACATAATTTTCTCCTAAGAATAAATATTACCAAATCAAAGAATATCTACCTTTTATTTTGTCCTGTTTTAATTCATCATACAACGATTTTAGTTCAAATATATTTCTTTCTGTTGAATTAGGTTTTAGTTGTTTTTGATTTATCATTTCTAAAACTTTTTCATAATTTGATTGATTTGAAAAATGACTACCGATAATTTGTTTTTCATCTAACCATAAATATCTACTATCAAAAGAAACATCATAACCTGTATGTGCTCCATAAATTACTATCTTTCCTTTTTTATCCAACAACTTTAAACTATAATCTAATGTATCTTTTCCTAAGTAATCTATAATGATTGTTGGTAATCCTTTTGATAATTTCATAGATTTTCTCATCATAACTAAAGATGATTTTTGACTTAAGTCGAACTTTGTTCTATCAAAAGATAAGTCTGCTTTACTATTTCGAGTATCAGATGTAATAGTATAAACACTAAGTCCTAATTTTTTACATAATTCTATTGCTGCCTTACCACAACCACCTGAACCACCCCAAACCAATACTATATCATCTTTTTTATAATTACAATTTTTTAGTGCTTGGTAGTTTGTAGCGTAATCACTAATGATACAATCTTTCCAATCTAAATGTTTTGGTTTTGAATAACACATTGTATCTTTTACAACTGCATATTCCCCTAATAATCCATTAGTAGTTTCATATCCAAATATTTTATTGTTCATCATTGAATAAATAACAATTTCATCACCAACTTTTACATTGGAAACATTCTTACCAATCTTTTCCACAATACCACCTCCGTCTGTTCCGAAGATTGTGTAATCACGATTATTAATTTTATTCATATCAACTGGATTGCCAGAGAATGCCCATACAAAATTATATGTGAGTGAACAAACTTTACTTTTTAGTAAAACCTCATCATCTTTGATTGTTGGTGTTTTTACTTCTGTAAATTCTAACTCGTTATTTCTTTTTAATATCCAAGCTTTCATATTCTTCTACAAATCCTTTAAATTTTCTACTAATCATCTGTGCTGGTTTATTCCAGTTATCAACTTGCCCAAAACAATAATCATAACCTTGTTCTTTTAAATCATTAAATCGCATCCAAACTAAATCTTCACCTAATTTTCCATCTCTATACTTTGGAACTACATAACGATTACATAACTTTGGTATTTCCCAATTGTAATCTATGAATGCCCAACCCTCAGTAACTGGTAATTCTAAACCTTCTCTACCGTTACCAACTAAATAGAATCTCCAGTTATTTTTTAAACGATATTCTAAATCAGACATATCCCACTCTTGCCAATCTTTTCCAAATGAATCTTTAAAGTTAGTTAATTCTTTTTCTATTGATTTTAGTTGATATCGACTAAGACTGAATTTGTCAAAGTCCATATAAATACGAGTTTGTTTTGGTGTATATTTAGTTAAGTCTACTTTATAATACATAATTTAACACTTCTAAATCATCTTTTGCTAATTGTTTAACTTTTTCTATTGTTGAGTTATTATAATATTCTGAATAATGTTTGTGTTTAGTTGAATTTTCAAAACCCAATTCTCCATCAAAGTGTTTGTTAAAGTCTTCTTGTAAATTTTCAAATCTTCCGACAAAATCTAATTTATCCAATTCATAATCTACTTGCTGAACATATACTAAATTTATATTATCTAACCAATCAGAAAAACTTAAACCTTTCGGTCTGTAATGATACAACGAAACAAATCTATCAAATGGATTTCTTACAAATGCAAATTTAAAATAATCTTTACATTCGTTTGGTATGTGAGATGAATCTAAATGATAATATTCATTATATTGCTTATCGTGTAGATTTAAAGTAGTTTTTATACTTGAACCACCTGTTCTGGATATATGGATAAAAACTAACTTCTTATCGTGGTCTATATACATTATTTGTCAAGACCAGTTCCCTCTAACATTTTAGATGGAACGGTTCCACAATTGCCACAACTAAATACTTGAACTGGAACAATTGCTTCTTTACCTGTTGGACTCATCAATGCAGATATTTTCTTTAAAAAGAAAGACTGAATAAATGATGCGTTTCCACACTCTTGACATTGAACCGTATCTGCTT